AACCGTTAAAAGCCAAAACAGAGAATGGCTACCTTCATTCCAAAAAAACATACCAAAGAATCCTTTTCATTCAATCATTTTCATTATAAATCAAAAAAATTAAAATTTGGTTACTTCTTACTGAGGGTCTCAGAAAAATTTATTATTTCCCATGATCCGTCAAAATTTTCAACCAACGCCGTACAACTTTCTACCCAATCTCCATCATTCATATATTCAATGTTACCTATTTTTTTAATGGCAGCTTTATGAATATGGCCGCAAATAATTCCATCAACTTTTCTTTTAGCGCAATACTCGGCCATCAAGTTTTCAAAATCAGAAACAAATGATACCGCCTCTTTTGTTTTGTTCTTTAAATATGCGCTCAAACTCCAGTAAGGCAAACCAAAAACTTTTCTCACCCAAGAAACGAAATTATTGATTTTCAGAAGAATGTCGTATAGCATATCTCCAACATGATACAACCAGGTCAGATTGTTGAACAACACCGTATCAAACAAATCTCCGTGCAGTACAAGATATGTCTTTCCGTTTATAGCCTTGTAATAATATGAATTCTCAAGTGATATGTTTCCAAAGTGGATGTTGTAGGGAATTAGTGTGCGAAATATTTCGTCGTGATTGCCGGCAATATATGTTACCTTAGTGCCTCTTTTCGCTGCGGTAAGAATGCGACGAATAACATTCGTATGACTTTGCGGCCAATAATATTTTTTCTTTAGCCTCCATATATCAATGATGTCTCCAATTAGGAATAAATTATCACATGTATTTTTTTTAAAAAACTCACATAGAAGATCGGCCTGGCAACCTTGCGATCCTAGATGTACGTCCGAAATGAAAATCGATTTATACTTGTTCATTTTCTTTTAATTTAAGTGTGAGTCCGTCGCGCACATTTTCTAGATCGCAGAGAATCCGATATAATTCGTCTTCTAGTTCCACGATTGCTTTGTTGTATCCTGTGGCGCCGGCATCTCCATCTCCAGCAAATCCGTCAAATGTATTCTTTTTGCGGGAAATTATTTGATGACAAACATTCAGCACCTCTTTTGCAGGTGTGGTAAGAGTGATTTTTGGAAGATTATTTCCAGAAACGTCAAATACGCTTGTCATCTTTCATTCCTTTTCAAGTACAAGAACACCCGAATTATATACTATATAGTTCGGCGTGTCAAGCTTTCAAATTTATGTAACAAACGATTTAGTTTACACGGAAATATCGTACTTTTTTCCTCGGCTGTCATCCAGAAGGGCTTGTTTGTTTCCTTCTGTTATAAGCTGATATGCGCCTTTTGGATACAAAGGCATGATTTGTTTTGCCTTGCGGGCTGCGGCTTCAGCGGCCTCGCGTTCTCGAACGTTTTCTTCTTCGGAAAGAGTTGGACGAAATCTGTGGAGTGACCGACAAACCTTAGGTGTGCCGTTTCCTGCTATTATTTCCAACGTATTGGAAAGAGCGACGGTATTGCGAGAGAACGATGACATCTTTTCGGAATACTCACGCCGAAAACGTTCATGCTCTTCACATGTACGTTTCCGAAGCGAGGGTCTTCGCGACCGCTTTTTCTTTTTCAGAACACCCATGTTTTTTTATGCCGCAGACTTTTCAACCAAAGTTTCGACATACTCGCGAAACTTACCTACAGAAAAGCGAGGATTTGAATCTGTAAAAATGGCGATATAATGCTGGACCTGAGCCTCTCGGACCACAGGGTCCTGAATGCGAGATACTGTTTCGGCAATCATCTTAAAATGCTTTCGCGTATACATGATAAAAATCTCCAATAACGTTACAGAACAAAAACTACAAACGCCCCTGCCAAAATACCTAGGATAAGACCTACGTAGGCGCCTCGAATGAATCCCGAAAATATGTACCCGTGGTGTCTAAAGTTTGACATTATTAGATGTACATCGATGTTTCGTGATTATGCTTGGCGATCGCCGCCGCATCATAGTCCCAGTTTCGCCAGAGAAACTCGGCAAACTTCATGCGCTTGGTCTTGCCCTTGCGGCTAAAGCCATCTTCTACGATGACATTCTTTTCGGTAAACTTTACAATCTTGTCGGTATAAATCAGATTGTAGCTACCGGTAATGCATTCATCGCCAGCAGAAAACTTCTGGGCGCGCGCCTCGTCAAGGCGAGACTGAGCATAGGACTCTTTAAGCTTGAATGCAATTGTTTGATTTTTGAGGTCGAGAAGAACCGCAAACGTTTCAGCCCAGCGATCCGAGCCAACAACAACATCCATATGAACCACCGTCATTCGGTAAATCTCCGTGTCAATTTCGAGAATATTGTCTCACATGTACGGAATAGATGCAACAAAAAAGTGGGCAATATTATTGCGAAGATTGGCTCATTTTGTAATATTATTACACAGATTCTACGTCAAAATCGCGTAAATTAGGGCAGTTTATATACTTTTCCCAGTCTTCCTGCCATTCTTTCCACTCTTCTTCTGTGTCACATAGTTCCGCGTGCATTACGCCCATACATCGGCTTTCGGCAAACGCCCTCATGGAATTTGTTCCTAGACTTCCTGGAAACAAAATCATCAGATGAATAGGATCAACTTTTTCCACCAGTTCTTTATTCCGCACCGCGCCCGCGCGCGGACCATATACATCCCAGTCGGCATAGTAAGTATCGCCTGGCACGTTGTTCTCTGCCCTCCATTCGCGAATTACAGCATCGACTCCTGCGTGACCACCGTCAATAAGATATTGGATTGGACTTACGGCGTGCAACTGAGTCATAAAAAATTTAATCTGATTTTTAAATAGTTCGGTCTCATACACGATGTCGCGAGATCCCGCAACCATGACCGTATTCCGCGTTGCAATTTTTTCCATTATATTTGTGTTCCAAAATTAATTCGAGGAGTTGATGCAGGCATTCTATAAGAACTACCAAGTGCGTCTATTGCCGCCTTTATGGTCATTCGTGTGCCCACCATGGAAGTGGCTGTACCTGCTCCATGTACGTCTACTCGTACCAGAAGGCGGCACAGATCCGAATCTTCAACGGGAAGAACCATGGCATACGTGTTGTTATGAAATTTGTGCTCATACCAAATATGCATGAGCCATCCAGAATTTTTGAAAGTTTCCAGAGCGTCTTCGTGTTCATGTTCTGGCGCTGTGTCAGAAGTCTCTTTAGTTTTTCGCGGTCTTGCCATTTTCTCACCATTAGTTAAAAAAGAGGGCATAAGATTACGCCCTCTTTATATATAGAGTTTTTTTACGGAGTCGTTGAACCTGGTTCTTTCACAACCAAATCTTCGTTTGCGGCCTTGTAGTTAACGTAGGCACGCTGTACGAGAAGGTGTACGGCAGACGTTCCGATGACCCATCCCTTTTTCTGAACCTCTTTAACAACTTCTTTTACCGCTTCTTCAAACTTTTGCGATCCAGTAAGCTGCGTCTGTGCCAGCTTTAGCACTGCATCATATGCAACCGCCTCAAACTCATCTGAAAACTTTTCCCATGCGGCCTGCACTGCTGGCGCCACATCATTTCTCCAGATGGCATTTGCTCTCTGGATGACTCGTCTAAACCACTTTGAAAACCAACTCATGTTTTACACTCCTTCTTGTTTTGTTTTATCTTCTACCTTACTTGCCACTTTTGTAGTTAGTTCTGTATTTTCTTTGATTGCTTCTAGTACCTCTGTCTTATTATTCGAAATCGCTCTCCGCACGGTAAATGCCGCAATGCCTCCAGCAATCCACTGTCCTTCGGTACCGACAGGCACCCACGGAAGAGGCACGCCGAGTATAGAAACGATTCCGCTTAGAATCATAAGGACTCCTACGGCATATGTTCCATATCCTGAAAAAGTCTGACTCCACTTTTCTGGAATAAATGGTCGAACAAATTCAACAATTTTTTCCGCATTTATATTCTTTGTTAAGGTTGAAATAGGCATGAGGATTCTCCTTGTGTGTATGCCTATTTATAAATTTGGAGCATCCAGTCAGGATCGAACTGACGACTCTTGGTTGGAAGCCAAGTATATTACCCCTATACTATGGATGCGTTTGTTTTTTTTCTAAACTGAGTTTTTTTAGATTCTGCGCTTTGAGTTCTCCCTTTATACCATCCTTCAGGTATAAAGTCAACTGTTTTTTTCACTTTTTTATTTTCAGTTCCGTTGGTAATCCACATAGTGTCGAACTGAGAATTTTTAGAACCCTCTTGAGCAATAGAAAGTTTCTTTCCTATTTTATCTTTTGTTTCTTGTTTATGTTTTTTACCAGTCCAATTAGGAATTTTAACAAGTCCTTTTTCATGACGCTTCTTCATTCTTTCTGAAGCTTTTTTTCTACTCTCTGGCAATTGTCCTGGATTGGTTACTCCATATTTTTCCTTTAAAATTAAAGTAGTTTTTGCCTGTCCTATTTTGTATCCAACTTTAACAATATCTTCCTTTGGAATTATTCCTAACAAACCTTGCCATGCCAATTTATCTTGTTCAAATCCGTATGTTTCGTACAATATTCTATGGGCTTCTGCGTGTTGCTCTACAGTTAATTCTATTAAGTTACCTGGGTCATCCGTACCGCCCATATGTTTTGGAATTATATGATGTTTGTGATAAATAGTCATATGCTGGTCTCCTTACTTAGACTAGAGTAGGTGGGATTGCCTTCCGCGACCTACATTTTATTTATATGACTATTTATAAATGTGTCAAGTGTCTCCATGCTCTTTTACGGCCATTTTCAGCAAAAAATACGAATCCACAATATCCGTCACCGGACTGGAAAGATTTTTGCGTCCTGGTGTAAACTCTTTCCAGATATCAAAATTCGTATCCGACATCCAGGCCTCATACATTTTGGATTTATCTGAGTTACCCTTTTGTGTTGCAAATTTCTTGACTGCGGTCGGACTGATTACGGAGTAGCGATATTTCACATACTCCAACATGTATTTAAGTATGCCCGTGTTTTCCGCAATTTCAAATGTTCGTCCTTTTGCTCCCAGAGCATAGTCTTCAATATAAATGACACAGCGGCTCACATCTGTTTCATGTGCACCGATGCAGTCAAGTGCCCAGTTTCCCAAATTTTTAAATCTTTCGATATTGGAACGATATTCGTTGGTGTAAGATTTTCCTGTGCACCAAAAAGTCTTTTCGCCTTTTCTTTTCCAGTTTCGATCAAAAGAAGGCTGATCTTTTACATTGTAATAGAAAAGTACTTTTTTCCAATGAAAAGATTTTGGACTCCCGCTATAAATTGCTATAGCGGGAGCCGACATCGAGTAGTCTATTCCTACGTACGTCTTGTTATTAGTAGTCGTCATCCATTAATTCATTTTCAAAAAGTGCACCATCGTCATCTGTATATAGTCTTTCGTTTTGCTCTTTTAGTGCACTATTTTCATATGCGGACGATTCATCTACTTCTTCTCCGCAAAACGGACAAAATCTTGACATGCCAGAAACTTCTTCTTCAAAATAGACAAGCTTGAAATTTGAATTGCACGATTCGCAAGTATATTCTAGTTTTGTCTTATACTGAAAGGGGCTACTTTTATCCATGTGATATCCTTTTTTATTTTTATATATCAGATTTCGCATCCACCAGCGGCTGTACATGCTAGATTTTGTACACCTTCGGTGGTATCGGTTTCTTCCATAAATTCTGTCCACTTGATATCAACTTTTTGCGTGGACATAAGTTCATTATATTTCTTTTCGTCAATCTCTTCGTATGGAGCCTGACGATATGTTCCTGTGTCGCGAGGAAGGAATGAAACTCCAGACAGACAGCTAATGTTTCTGTACACCCATGCACCCACGTCCATCCATTCATCTTCACCAACATAAACCGTAATAGATGGCTTGTGTTCGCACCAATGATCCTGATATACTTTCCACAATTCCAACTGCTGGATCGCGGTCACGTCTTTTGTAAAGACTGCGCCTTCTGGAGCCTTCATTGGAAACGAAAATACCCAATTGCTCTTGCTATAAAAATCTTCTTCTGCAACATATCCTTTTTGGATCATGAAATCGGCAAGAGGATCTTTTTTGTCCGCACGAACCCGACGAATATAATACTTGCTGTATCGAGGATGAATACCAGAAGCAGAGTCAACTAACTGAGAAACTGTTCCGCTTGGCTTCACGCAAGAAATAGCAGCAGAAGAAGGAATGTCCAAAATGTCGGCATACTTTTTGTTTGTTTCGACACAGTGTTCTCTCATCTTTGCCAGCAGGTCAGGAAGGGCTTTCATATTGCTTCCGTTAAGAAGTTCGCTATCCATAATTCCAGTCAGCG